TCCAACGCCAGCGCGGGCACCTGCTCGGCCTTGATGGCCTCGATCACATCCGGGCGCTCGGCGGTAATGGCGGCGATCACGTCGGCCGCCATTGCGCCAGCACTGACACCCGGCAAGCCAAGCACCAGCACCTGACCCGATTCACCGGCCGCGCCGGTCTTGTTCTCTTTACTCATTGTGTTTCGCTTCCCCTGTTTCAGTTCACTGATCACGCCTTCCAGACTGCCGAGCCGGTGGGGGTATGCCTTGCGGCCCTCTTCGCTGGCCGGGTCCAACCGCTTGTTGGGCGATTGGCTGGAGACGATTTCCAACACCTCGGTTTGGTCGGTATCGCTTTTCTTGCGAGTGCGGAACGTCATCACGGTCCCGATGGAGCCAAGGCGGGCCGTGGCATCGATCACCACCTCATCCGCCGCCGTGGCCACCCAGAACGCCGCCGAACACCCTGCACCGCCGATATACGCGACGATGGGTTTCCGACCGCGGGCCTGATAGATCATTTCCGCCAGCTCATGGATACCGTCAGCCTCACCGCCGGGCGAGTTGATATACAGCACCACGGACCGCACCGCCGGGTTATCCATCGCGGCGTTGAAGTCCTTGGCCAACATCTGGGTGGACGTCCCGCCACAAATGGCGTGGAACATGGTGGCGTAACGGCTGATCACGCCATTGACATGCACCAGGGCGACGCCGCCTTCTCTGATCTCCATACCCGGACTGACCGCCCGGCCGTCTTTCCCCTCCAGGGCAACCGGCCCCAGATGGTCAGCCAGCCCGGGCAGCGTGGACAAATCCAGATCGGCAAGGTCTCGGGCCGCCAAGCCGCCCATCACCTCCAACATGGCCTGATCCAGTGCCCAGGCTTTGGACATCAGGAAATTAAGGGCTAAGTGCTGTTTCATTCTTCACTGTCCCCGCTCTTCTCTGCCTCATCCTGACGAAACAGCCCGGCGAGATTGCCGGGCTGCTTGACGCCTTCTTCGTTGCAAATTTCCTCCCATCGCTTGAGGGCCTTCGCGTTACGCCTCATGTTGTCCTCAAGGTCGCGGCCATACTCGGCGGCCTCGGCCTCGGCGTTGGAAATGTTGTTGCTCACCGCCTTGTTACGGGCGTTGATGTCCTGCTCTGGCTGCAAGTGCTTCCAGGCATCTGGACGAATGTCGAGCGCCAGATAAGGCCACGGATTGGAGCCAAAGCCCGGGGC